AGCGTACCAACTCTAGTGTAAACCTTTTAATAGGAGGCTAACGATGGCCGCTCAAATCGAGACAGCAAGAGTTATTCAGTTCTCAGACGGCGTTCATCAAGAAGCACAGCAGATGAAAGCCCGCCTAGCTGGAATTTTCCCGGTTAAGCAATTACGCGGTAAAGCGTATGCGTATGATGGTGTTGGATCCATTGAAGCCCAAGAGCTTAATGGACGGTTTAACACCGTAAACTTTTCCGATCTAAAGATCACACGTCGAAAAATTGGCAGACGCCGATTTTCTCTGACGTTGCCGATCGATGAAGATGATATTTCCCAAGTATTATTGAACCCCGAACGTGAATACCAAAAAGCGTGTGCTATGGCTATGGCCCGTGTGCATGACCGTATTGGTACCGAAGCCGCGTTGGCTGACGTTGTTACGGGTGAAGATTTTGACACCACAGTGACCTTTGCTGCGGATGGCGGCTTGACCGTTGACGCAACAGCCGGGTTCACTTATGAGAAACTCCTTGAGATCGTTCAGAATTTCATCGACAATGATGTTGGAAACGACATGATTGAAGATTTCATTCTTTGCATCGCTGGTGATGAGCATACAGCGTTGATGAGCGAAATCGAGTTGGTTTCGGGTGACTATACTCGACAGTTCGCTATCGAGAAAGGTTCAATTCAGGAAGCGGTTGGAATACGCTTGATTAAATTCGCTGCTAACGCAACGAATCCTGTATTAACCGTCACCGGGGGTACACGTGACTGTATCGCGATGAGTTCACGCGCGCTATGTTACGCGATGCCGAAACAATTTGAGATTAAAGTTCAAGAGCGTACTGACTTGGTTCAGACCACTCAGGTTCAGGTAAACTGGACCTTGGGTGCTGTTCGTACCGAGGGTGTTCTTGTCCAAAAAGTCCAAACTACTGACTAATCTAAGTCAGGCAACTGACTAATAGGAGGAAATCATGTCATTTGATAAAATTGATCCTAAAGTATTAGCCGGTGAAGCGACAGATGCTCACAAGTCCAGTGGGGTAAAACCAACTGTTCGGACTGTTATTTTTGAGACAGAAGTTGCGGACGCCGCGGGCGACATTAAAGCTCTATTTATAGTGGGCGCTCATGAAATTCCCGTTGCTTGTAGAATCCTAAATGACGCGATCGCCGGAGCCACCGAAATTGACGTAGGTCTTTATCGGATGGACGAGACGGCTGCGGACTTGGATGCTCTTGCTGATGGCTTAGACATTTCGGCTGGGAGTGCTATCGGCTCTCCTGCGAACGGTCTGGCCGCGTTGGGTATCGATGAAGTGAAAGGGAAATCTTTCCAAGACATCGTGACCGACGCTATTGGGGCGATCCCTGATGATTCATATTGGGTGTGCTTAACTCTTGTATCCGAAGTGGCTGCTGCTGGCACGATTAACGTCGAGCTAGAGACAATCGGACGATAATAAGAGCAGTTTATGAAGTGCGAATAAAGAGCGCACGCAGCTATATGCTTGCGTGCGCTCTTTTTCTTTTAAGGAGGAGATAAAATGGCAAAGCCAACAAGCTCGGTGGCTATCGGTAGGCTTGCTCTTGATCTGTTGAACGCATCAGGGATCGAGAACATAGAGGCGCCCACTTCAAAAATTGAGATTTTAATTGCCCGTTGGTACGACGTTACAAGGGGCAAATTGCTTGAATCTGCTAATTGGGTTTTCGCCCAGCATAGTGAAGCTATTCCGCGTGGGGGAACCCCCACCATCGCACGCTATTCAGATTACTATGTTTTCCCTAATAACTATTTGAAATTGACCGCAATCAAAGATTGGGATTACCCTCTACAACGATGGGATTATCGCATTGAAGGTAAGAGTCTCCTGATGAATAATGCTGGTGCCGCTTCTCTGGATACTTTCTTTATCCAAGACTTTGAGGATGTGACTGCGTTTCCCGGGTATTTCTCTAATCTGTTAGCTGCTGAATTAGCTTTGAGTGTCGCTATGAAATTGACCTCGAAGCCTTCTATGCTGACCTTTATTAGCGAATACATAACTGATCTTCGTCGTGTGGCTTACGGGGCTAATGGTCAAGTACAGCCGCCAAGACGTTATGAACTAAGCAAAATAAAACAGGTCGGTATTAACCCCGCTTCACAAAACCAAGTAGCCGGGCCACATAACTTCCTGTTTGATCCGAACTAATATGCCAGAGCAACTAATAAATAATTTCGCCGGTGGGGAAGTTTCATCTGACCTCTACGGCCGTAATGATTCAGAAGTGTATGGCGCTAGTGCGCGTCGGTGTCTTAACTGGCTACCACGTGCTCAGGGTCCTCTTGAATACAGAGGGGGTCTTAAATTTGTCCACCCTTCTTACCAGAACCAAGTCGTTCGTCAAGAGACTTTTCAGTTTTCTGATGCGGAAACGTACATTCTTGAGTTCACCCCCGGGCTTCTCAGGATTTACGAAGACGGGAACATCACCCTAAACACAACATCCTTTGTCATCTCAGCCGCTACCCAAGCTGATCCTGTCCTCATCACGGCCGTAGGTCATACCTACTCTGACGGCGATGAGGTTCGTATTATGGGTATTGTTGGGATGACAGAGCTTAACGGCCGGTTCTTTACTGTCCGCAATCCCGCAGGGAATGATTTTGAGTTAGAGGATTTGTTCGGGAACACGGTTGACGGAACAGTGCTCACCGCCTATTCGTCAGGGGGTTCTGTGCAGTCTGTTTTTACTGTCGTTTCCCCTTACACGGCTGACCAGCTTTTCAAATTTCAATGGGCTGGCGAAGGCAACGTAGCGTATTTCGTGCATAATGATATTGCTCCGTACAAGCTTGTTCGCGTGAGCGCGACCAGTTGGACTTTAGGAACGTACGCCCGAACACTTGACCCTTTCACCGGAGTGGGTAAATACCCGCGCGCGGTAGCTTTTTACGAAGGGCGGTTGGCTATGGGGGGCACGATCGATAACCCCGACAATATGTATTTGACCCGAGCGCCGGATGGTGCAGGGCTTAGCCGTTATGAGGATTATACGCTTGGTGCCGCTGCCGACGATGACGCGCTTATATTCCCTATTTCATCTGCTCACGGCGATATTGCTTACATTAACTGGATTGCTGGTACAGAGCCTTTCCTAGCGATTGGTACCACTGGCGGTATCAATGCCATGGACGGCGGCGGGTTAAATGAAGCCATTACTCCCGGTGCCGTCCGTGTCAGACCGATAAGCCCCTATGGTGCACAGCTTTTAGCCCCTGTTGCAAACGGGTCTAGTCTTTTCTATATGCAGAAGGGTTCGCGAAAATTACGTTCTTTTGAATACGAAATCTTGCAAGACTCTTACCGATCCACCGACCGACAATTTTTGACAAACCATTTAACTGTAAGCGGGATTAGGCAACCGGCTTTCCAGCGAGGACGGGATGACGTTGTTTACGCGGTGACGGAAGATGGCCGGTTATTAGGAGCCGTTGCCAAAGTTAAAGAAGACCCCTCTGGCTGGTTCAGATTGCTACCCGGGGGACCGGATGCTAAGGTGCTGACCGTTACAGTAGAACCTCAACTATCTGGGTACGATAGAGTTTGGGTAGGGATTGAGAGAACGATCAATGGGGTGACTGTTCGGTATAATGAATTTTTCACAGATCCTTTCGAGGGTCTTATCGCAGAAGACTATTTTACGAATGAGAATAATGAGACAACCGATAAAGAAGATTTCAGAAATGAGACATTTGAGGAACAAAGGCTATTCACTTATTTAGACAGCCACTTGACCAGTAATGGTAAAGACGTAGCCGGTGGTACAACTACAATGACGCCCGGAGATGTAACGGGGGCATCCATAACATTCACGGCCTCCGGCGCCGTCTTTACCGATACTGCGACCGACATAGGAAAAGAAATTTGGAAGAAGTACGAGAATCGCGCGGGCGGGGGTCGTGCCACAATCGTCTCGGTGACATCCCCAACAATAGCTGTTTGTGATATTGACGAGGACTTTGATAATGACGATGCCATTCCTGCTGATAGCTGGTATCTCACTACGAAATCTTTTGGGGGTCTTCATCATTTAGAAGGCGAGACCATTCAGCTTTTAGCAGATGGGCGTACGCATCCCAATGTTGTTGTCACTAATGGGCAAGTCACTCTCAACCGACAAGTAGCTGTTGTGACTTTCGGGTACGTTTATAAAGGAGTATACTCCTCGCTGTTCTTAGTATTGAATGGGAGCGGGGAAACCTCGGCGGGGAGGAAGCAGAATATCGTCCGGGCTAACCTATTGTTTTACCAATCTTTCTACACGAAGTATGGCCCGAATTTATATAATCTGGACACGGTGTTAACGGCTGAGATAGGGCAGCTTACTGATCGGCCGTCACAGCCAGTGACCGGTTATCGTGAAGTCATCCTTGATGACCAGTGGGAAGAATCGAAGCAGTTTGTTTTAGTGCAAGACGTTCCTATGCCTTCTAAGGTTAATACTTTGGTTTTGGATATAGACATAGGGGAAGAATGATAAAGACCAAAGCGTTTCACGTGAAACATTATTTGGATTTAGAGGTCGAGAAATTTATGTTCGGCGATATAGGCCGTATCCCCGAATCTGCTCTTTATAGATTGGCTGATTCACCTTATATGAAAACGATATGCAATCCCGACGGCTTCCCTATTATGATAATTGGCGTTGTTCCTGTGGGTATTGGTATCGGGGAGGTTTTTATTCTCCCGGGAAAAGGGTGGGTCTATTACACGATCGAGGTCTGCCGGGCGATTAAGACGGACCTTAACCGCATCTTGATGTTCCATCACAGGATTCAGGCGACGTGTAATGCAAATGATGAAAAGTATAGCCGGTTCTTAGAGCTGTTTGGATTTAAGAGAGAAGGAACCTTGAGGCATTATAATACAAAGGGAGAAGATTTTTATATGTACTCCATAATTTCAGGAGACGAGAAATGAGAGCACCACACGAAAATATTTGCCGTGATCCGATGACAATGCTTGTTATCGGGATGGGGGCTATGTCAGCCTTTGGGTCAATTTCCGCGGGGTTCGCTCAGCAAGACGCGTTGGAGAAGCAAGCCGACCAACAGCGCGATCAAGCTAGGTTAGCAGCTGTCGAAGCTGAGGAAGAAGCGGTACGCCGAGAGGAACAACGTGATCGGATGCTCGCCACACAGCGGGTAGCTTTTGCCGCTAACGGTATTCGTGTAACGCCGGGGGCTGGTTCTGTTTTAGCGGTACTGGAAGACACCACGCGTCAATTTAATATGGAGATCGCAGCTGTAAGACGACGAGGTACTGCCGAGACAAAGTTCGGGTTTACGGAAGCCGTCATTAGTGAAAACAAAGGGCGAGCGGCGGTATTATCCGGGTTTACGCAAGCCGCCGGCACAGCAGCTCAAACAGCGGGGGTATTTGCATAATGGCTAGAGTCCCGAGACATTTCAGAAATAAATTAGTGTCCTCTAAACTGGGGACAAATACTCTGGATACGTCCAGTGCTGATGAAGCAAGGGCTATCGCTAAGATGGCCGGTCAGTTTCAGCAAGTAGCGGCTACTGTGTATAAGGAGCAGAAAGCCAGTACGGATAGGTCTGAGAGGGCAAGCAAGAAAGCTGAGTACCTTAATAAGAGCGCGGTGGCCGCCCAAGAAATTCAGAAGGGATTCGCGGAGAATCCAGAGGAAGGGTATAACACTCTTACCCAAAAGAACCAAGAGCTTAAAGATGAAGTTCTCTCGACAGTCAAGGGCGGAGGATTGAGGAATGACATAGGCGCTGATATTGATGGGCTGATGGCTCAACAGTCAGTCACTAATAAGAAGTGGGAGATTAACCGGACTTCGGCTATGGATCAGCAATTTCTTGTCGATGTCCAGCAGATGAATGTTGATACGGTTATGCAGGGCGCGACGGATGACGAATATGAGATCATGCTTTCGGATGA